GTCGATAAGCGATCGATGTTATCGGCAAAAAAATCTGATAAGATCACGCAAGAAAAAGTCTACTGGAACGGTGTTACCAATGCCTAAACCACCGCCGCGCCAAGCTTACAAACCGAAGCCAAATGGCAAGTCAAACCGCACGGGCGTGAAGTCAGGACCGAACGCAAAGCGCACTGGCCCGCCGCCTGTCGCTATAAACTGGGAACGTGTCGGCAAGCTCGCCGCCATGCAGTGCACGACAAAAGAAATTTGCGCCGTCGAAGGCATATCGTGGGACACACTAAACTATCGCTGCGAAGTAGACAACGGGATGAAAATCGGCGAGTTTACCGACATTCACAAAATGAAAGGTCATGCCTCGCTTCGCCAAGCTCAGTTTCGAAACGCAATCGAAAAGGGCAACGTAGCAATGCAAATTTGGCTAGGCAAGAATTGCCTAGGACAGTCGGATAAAATCGATCATACTGCTCAGGAAAAACCACGAATAGTTTTGAACTACGAGAATCCGAATGGAATTGATTCGCATCACGAAGACCGAGATTCAGACGGGAACGCTGGTATTCTTGAGATCGGGCGGCCCAATGATGACGGTGAGGAAAGTATATGACGACGACCAGGTTGCTTGCTCCTGGTTCGACGCATCGATGTCACGACTAAGCGAACACGTTTTCCACAGAAAGCAACTCGATATCTATGACGGCAAAGATTAACTCAGAGCCAACACTATCGGGATTCGATCCGCGCGTTATCCCGTGGCAATGGGACGTGGTTAAGCTAGTTCGCGGCGGCTTCGATTACTCAAAAGACACGCTAGAAATCCTGCTCTCGGGCTCGTATGGAAGTGCAAAGTCGACGCTCATGGCTCACCTTGCCGTCACTCATTGCCTGCTATACCCAGGTGCACGAGTATGCCTAGCACGTCGCGCATTGCCAGACCTAAAGCGCACGATACTTAGAGAGATCCTAGACCATATCGACGAGCACCCAGACATCGCAGCGCACAACCGATCTGATTCGACAATTAAATTTGACAACGGATCTGAAATAATTTGCATGACCTGGGCGGACAAACGCTACAAGAAAGGCCGGTCACTAAATATATCAATGTTAGTGATTGAAGAAATAGTCGAGAATGACCTAGATGATAAAGAAGCATTCGACACGCTCCGCGCTCGCCTAAGACGACTACCGCACGTCAAAGAAAATTTACTAATCGCAGCGACTAACCCTGATTCACCTGGACACTGGGTTTACAAGCATTGGATCGATCGCGCCGCGCAAGAAAAATTCCCAAATAGGAAAGTTTTCTATTCACTGACCGAGCAGAATCCTTTCCTCGACGCCGTTTATATCCGTGGCCTTCGAGAATCGATGAGCCAGAAAGAAGCCGACCGATACCTACGCGGGCAATGGAATGATCTGCGATCTAGTTTTATTTACTACGCCTATACAAAGCAGAATTTTATTAATCAGTCATACAAAGTTGACGAGCAATACCCGGTATGCATTTCATTCGACTTTAACATTGCAGAAGGCAAGCCGCTTTCCTCTGTTTTTTTCCAATTTTTCAACGGCAAAATGCACATATTTAACGAAGTCGTCATCGATGGCTTTAGGACTAGAGACAATTTAAGCGAGGCTCTAGAGCGTGGGCTGCTTTCCTACAACACAAAATACTTCGTCCACGGCGACGCCGCTGGCAAGTCGATGGATACTCGGTCAAAAAAATCAGACTATGATATAATAAAAGACTTTCTATCAAACGAGACTAAACTAAACTTTCAAGTGCAAGTGCCGCTAGCTAATCCGCCGATCAGAAAGCGCCACAACCTAGTCAATGCCTACTGCTGTAACGACCTAGGCGAGCGGTCACTTTTCGTATATAAAGACGCCCCGACAGCAGACGAAGGTCTAAGGCTTGCAAAATTAGTCAACGGGAGCGAGTATAAAGAGAATGATAAAGACAGGTTTCAGCACATCTCCACGGCCATAGGTTATGGCCTGCACAGGCAGCACCAAAACTTAAACACTAAACGGCTAGAATCGGGGACAATGTAAATGCTTAAAAACAAGATTGATACAATGCTCAAGGCGTGGGCAGACAACGCAGAATCACTAGACTATAAACGCGATCTATTTGTCATCAATGAGGGCTCATTGCGCGACTTCGTAGTCGCGGCACTGGCGGAAACCCTTGGTCGAGATACCAAGTCGTTTCAATTCGCAGTTCAGCGGATACCGCCGATTAACGTTATGCAGAAAATAATATCGAAGCTCTCGCAGATATATAACAAAGCGCCCATGCGAACGATCGTTGACGGCTCAATGTCAGACCAAGACTTGCTCGCATATTACTTGCGCGTCATGCAATTCGACGCACAAATGGACGTGGCAAACGAGTTCTATAACTTGACTAAGATTGCCTTTGTCATGCCGATCTATAACCCGGACACTGGGCGGCATGGCCTTCGCTCATGGTTGCCTCACCAGTTCTTGCCGTTTTCGTCTGATATATCAGACAGGACTAGGATGACCGAAGTCATGCTGTACCAAGGCACGATTTCAGGGCGAAAGGTATTTTATGCATATTCCGATTACGAGGTAATCAAGTTTGACGAAGACGGTAGAGAGTACCCAACTGAATCGGGCGGCGTGAATATCTTCGGGAAAATCCCAGGAGTGTACTTTAGAAAGTCGCGCAATCTGCTGTATCCAAAAGACGACACCGATATGAAAGCAATGGCAGTCCTAGTGCCGACCATGCTCGCTGACCTTAATCTGGCTTCAATGTTTTCTTGTTTCTCGATTCTCTACGGTATCGACATTGCCGACGAGGAACGAAAATATTCGCCAAACGCTTTCTGGCACTTCAAGTCAGACCCAGACAACGACAAAAAGCCGGTCATCGGATCAATCAAGCCAGAGGCCGATATCGGCGAAACTATAAACTTGATCGTGTCGGAGCTTTCCTTGTGGCTCAACTCGAAAGGCATAAAGCCAGGTTCGATCGGTTCTCTCACAATCGATAACGCTGCCTCAGGGATATCGAAGCTAGTCGATGAAATGGACACGTTCGAGGACCGCGAAAAGCAGGCAATGGTATTTGCTCAAGGCGAATCGGCAGAGCTTTGGCCGCTGATCATGCACCACATGCACCCAGTTTGGGTATCGCAAGGAATGCCGACTAATAAGCTATTCACGCCGACCGCATCGGTGTCGGTTCAATTCCCGACGCAACAGGCACTAAAGAGCAGGTCGGAGCGAGTGCTAGAGCTTGCGGCAGAGGTAAAAGAAGGCTTTATGTCGCGCCGTCGCGCAATCGAAACGCTAAATGCTTCACTCGGTCAAGACGAGATCGAAAAGCTACTGGCTGAAATAAACGACGAGGCAACTGTATGGCTTGGCAACGAGTAAAGATCGACATACCAGACGACTTAAAGCCAAGTGAGCGTGAAGACCTTGCTTGGCTAGTCCTTGAGCATATTCGCGATCGCACGGCAACCGGGCGTGGACTAAACGCCGACGGCTCGCGGCTTAAACGCTTTCCTGGCTACTCAGAGTCGTATAAGAAAAGCCTAGATTTTAAGATCGGGCGCAAGTCATCGACGGTTAACCTGACCCTATCGGGCGACATGCTTGACGCTATGGACTTGCTTTCTCACAAGAAAGGCCAGCTTGTTATCGGTTTCGAAAATGGCTCAGTCGATAACGACAAGGCAGAGGGCAATATACTCGGATCCTATGGCGGAGATCCGAATCCTGGCAAGGCGCGGAATTTTCTTGGCGTGACAGACGCCGAATTGAAAACAATTCTACGGAAATACAATGCTTAATCTAAAGCCTTGGGTAGATAAAATCGCAAAAAAGATCAAAAAGGCATCGTCGCCGGAAGTGATGGAAGCGGTCGGAAACCTTGCGGCGCAGCGCATTCGGCTCAGGACCAGGCTAGGCCACGGTGTCAAAGGCAACGGACAAGCAAAGCAACCGCTAAAGACCATGCGGAAACATTCAAAGCGGTATGCCGACTGGCGAGCAAATAACCCTTTTGATTTGTCAGGCGACACGGCACCGAAAAAACATAACCTAACCCTTACTGGCGACATGCTCGACGATATAAAAGTGATC